CACCCACTTGTGCGTCTGTGTGCCATCTAAAGTTCCAGTAAATCCAAATCTATACTTTGCATGATGCAACTTGGTCATGATCTGTATTAGAGACTTAGACTTGAATAAATGTGCTTCATCACCGATCACAACTTCAAATCTTTCAAACCAACTTCTTTCTAACTTATAGATAGATTGCCATGTTGTTATGACAATTGGACGAGTATCATTCTTCTCACGACCACTATAAATTTTATGGCAGTGGGTCTCAACGTCCCAACCATATTCCTCAAAGTCCTTATACATCTGCTCTACCAGACTGGTCGTGGGAACAACTACCAGAATATTTTTCCCATGCTCAGCGTAATATCTTGCTAATGAATAAATCATCAGAGATTTTCCTGACGCAGTGGGAGATATCAATAGTCTTCGGTTGTGTTTTAGAGCATCGAATACTCCCTCGACTTGGTATTGTCGTGGCTCGTGGACCGAAATAGATTTTATATAATCCTTGACTCCTTCAAAAGAAATAAATTCATTCTCCTCATAAGGAGTTCCGTAGAATTTATTATCTGCAAACTTGTAACTGTATCCGTAGTTCTCACAGAAAGATACAATCTTATCTAACAGACCGACGTAGATTTGCTTGGAACGCATATCAAAGAGATGTATCTCTCCGTTCCAGTTTCTACCACGATACTGTGGCATAAATTTTGCATTAGGAACCTCAAACTTAAAGTGATCTCTAAGTTCATATTCTATATGAGGTTCAGTATTAATTTTAAGAAATACTTCGTTGGATTTTGATATAACAAGATTTACACTAGTGTCAATCACGTAGATCCATTCATCTACGAATATTTATTACATATTACTAAACCTATGTTCTAGCATGATTCTATAGAAATGATCACGCATAGCAAGTAAATCTTCTTGCTCATGTGGAGGACCACCAGACCATTTTTGACAGGCCTGCGATAACCCAGTATGGATAATACGAACTGCTTGAATTGGCAGTTCTAATTGATAATACTGTTCTTCGTTTTCCATCTGATTATTTAGTGTTTTGTATCCATGTTTTGAAACTTGATAAATCCCACTGACCATATTTTTCAGGAACAGATTCATTATCTATCAAAGACCATACAGATTCCATAGATCTATTGCTACACACGTTCACTAATGCATCAAATAAAGTATCATCAAACTCTAATGAGGTTGCATAGTCCCAAAAAGGAGTGTTGTATTTAGATCCAGACTGATACAACCATAGTAAATAATTTTGGATTTTAATTATGTACGAAAATATTTCATCATACGTTTGTTTCCTAGACATTCCTCCTAGCATATAACTCAAATATCTATTAGTTGCCTGCACATATGCTGGATTTGAGTTTGCTTCTAAAGGTTCTATAAACATTAGTTTATTACCATTTAAAAAAATTCTATCGTCAATCATAAATTGATTGGATATGTAATTTGAAAAGTTTAAATTGTCAGTAGAATCAATTCCAAATATATCTCTAAAGTTTTCTCTTGCTTGCTCTACTGTTGTTATATCTTTATTGAAGAGATATCCATGAGAAACAGAATCTACATTTGGAATTCTGAAACACCATCCATCTGGAGTAGCAACACAATCTGTCCAGTGAAGGCCATCTTCTTTTTCAGATCTACCCAGCAATACAGAGTTAATCGGATTAGTTAGCGTGGTATAGTTATCAAAAGATGTTGGTTTACCAGAACAATCAATAATGTAATCCGAATCTACATCACTATAATCTTTTATATTTTTTTCTATTACTTTAAATTTATTTGACGAAAGAATAAACTCTCTAAACTTATTTACATCATAGTGCGCTGCAGAATAACCCATACCAAAAGGATGAAAGAATTTTTCTTTCTTCTTTCCCCAGTTTTTATACATGATTCCGTGCTTTATCGTGGCTTCAAATGGATTGTCTGCCCAATCAACATCAAAGACTGTAGATAATAAATTCATTATTCCAGGAACAGTTCCTTGCCCCACCTTCTCTGGTGGCACATTAGGATCGTGAATAAGCTCTACTTCCCAATCAGGTCTATTAACAAATGCATAATATCCTTGAACTGCAGAGAGTAAACCAGCAGATCCTGCACCTATGATGGATAATTTTTTCATCCCAATCCTGAATTAAATCTCATAAACTCTATTGCGTTTTTGATTTGATATGTGCGATTAGTAATTTGTTTTAGAATACTTTCGATGTATACTAACATCGTATCATAGTAGTCTATTTTCAAACATACTGTAGACAATTTTTCGTCAGCATCAAGATACTTTTGCATCGTATCTTTGTCGCGAATTTTTTTGGGAAAAGGATTATCTACGTAGACATCAGGGTCAGCTTTACCACTGAAGTATTCATAACGTTCATGTCTAATATTTTTTCTTTGTTGTTCTGCTTTCTTTCTCATAAGAAAGATGGTATTATATAATTCAAAGTACTTCGCATGGAGAGTGGGAACATTCGTGGACTCTGTATGGAGATTATCCATATCGATCTTAGAATCTTTTTCCCACATTCCTTGAAGTGCATCAAGGTCGATCATAAAGGATTGCCACTCATATCTATTATATCATAGATAGTATACTTGAAACTTACGTCTGCTGTAAAGTACTCAATATCTGTATCAGTTGCATCAAAAGTAACAGTTGATAGTGTATATGGAAATACATCTTTAAAAGTAACTTGAAATTTAGGAACAAGGTTATTGCTGAGGATTTGTAGTGTAGCATCTGAATAGATGTTTAATCCTTCTCTAGTGTATGCTCCACCAACATCACCTTTTCCAAGTTTTTGAAGGTCTCTAATATCTTTTTCTGATTCTGGATAACCAAGTCCACGGATCCACTTTTGCAATTCCATATAGTTTACAAGATCTTCATCAACTAAGAATCTTAGTGATAAATCTCCAAACTGAATCTTATCTCCAGGGACATCAACGTCCTTAAGATAAGATGGTTGAACTGCAATACCAAGATCCAGAGATGGTATGTTTGCCTGATTACAGAAGAAAGCAACCCCTGGACTTCTCTTAAGAGCAAATTTAAATCCAGTGGGTGATAAGAAGTTCCTATTTAAAATAGGAGTTCCTAATCTAGCGTCAGATACACCGTCTCTAGCAGCCATAATTATTCACTAACAACAGTGGAGTTGGCAAAATGCTTGGGGGTGTAAGTTACACCATTCTTGGTAACAGTGGTTGTTTTGTCTGCATTAGCATCTGCTTCGTTTACATAGACTTTTCTGTCATCGTACAGATCGGTCCAAGCATTACCACCCTTATAATATACATCACCAATAGTTGGATTCAAAACGCTTGGGGTTTTAATGTGAAAAGGCATCTTACTTAGTTCTCTACATGCTTATTTAGACAAAAAAAGAGGGTCCGAAGACCCTCCAGTATAACCTTGTGAAAATGGATCACATAAGGTTCTTGACAGTAACGCGACGGTAGTAGCGGTTGCTGTTGCTCGTAAGAGCACCAGATCCCTGGGAAGTACCCTGTGCAAATGGGTTTGCGATGATACCGTAGCGGGTCTTGAATCCAATTTTTGGTTGGAAGCTGTTCTCGCCAACGGCACGAACCATCTGAAGGGGAACGTATGGGCAGTAGAACATACCTGCGTCGTAAGGTGAAGAACCTTTGTAACCAACAACGTAGTATTGGTTAGCAGCGACGTTTGCCGAATAAGGATCGATGTATACACGATACTTACCTTGGAGAACACCAGCAAAGGTGTTACCGGTGTCATCAACGTTCAGGTTAGCGTTGAGTGCAGGGGTGTAATCGAGCACACCAGCCATGGTCAGTGCAGACGCTACGTCAGCAGAGCACATGATGATGTTGCCCTTCCCGCGACGAGTTCTTTGTGCGATTGCGTTCGCATCTCTCTCGATTTGGAAAAGAAGACCCTTGAACTTCTCAACAGACCAACGTCCGTTTGAGTCGATGTCGAGGTCAAACTCACCAGCAGTAGCGGTGTTAGCAGCAGCACCTGGTTCAGCAACCTTATAGATGGTTCTGATGACTTCTCTGTTGATTTCCGCAAGGATTTCAGTAGAGAGGATGTTAGCAAGTTCTGCTTCAGCGTTCAGACCGTGGATTGCCTTAAGGTCTTGTGCCAGTTCCAAGGAGTACTCTGCTTTCAGAGCGCGTGACTTGGCGGTTACAGTGACTTTCTCGATCGAGAATGCCATCTGGTTGAATGCGTTAGCACCTGTTCCGTCGAGTGATTCGGCGGAGTCGGTACGCATACCCTGACCGACGTTGTATGCAGTCTTATCTGCACTACCGGTTGGGTTGAGAACTGAAGGGTTAGTACCTGTCTGTGAAGTAGTACCTAAACCAGCAGCAGCACCACTGAAACCGTTAGCATCATCAAGACCCTTAGGTTGTCCAGAGAATGCGGTATCTGCTTCATCGAAGAATGCTTCGGTGCCAGACTGGTTGGTGTAGCGGGAACGCATCGCGAAGATGAGTCCAGTAGGTCCACTCATAGGTTGGACGCCAGCCAGGTCATATGCGACCAGGTTAGGCATGGAGCGTCTGATCAAGGAGATCAGTACGGGGTCGAAACCAGCAACAGGTCCTGTTGCGGTTGCGGAGCCGGTGTAACCACCGTTACCAACTTGGTTGGTTGGTTGCTCAGTCAGCATTCCACCTTGCTCGAAGGAGGATTGCTCACGGAGGAATTTTTCTTGGTTTTCTAACAGGACTGCGGTCACTGCTCTCTTGTGATTGTCTTTGATTGAATCAAGACCCTCATGATTGAGGAGAGGTGCCCACTTTTCCTGCAGATGTTCAGATTGGAACATTTGCTTTAAAGGGTAATGTTTACGTTTGATTTAATGTTAAATTCAGTTGTTCTTGCTAAAAGAACCGAGAGTTCTCAGGTATGCAGCCATGGTATCAGAGTGAGACTCTGATCCAGAGTGATCTACACCCTCAGAGAGGGTTTCGGTCTTAGCAGCGGAAGACTCTTTCCTGGAGTTGAAATACGACTCCTTGAGTGTTTCCAGCTTTTCACGATATTGACCTTCACTTTCAAACTCTACACTTTCGGAAAGTGAGGCGAGCTTCTCTTTCTGAGTCTGCGCTAGACCTTCAGAGACTTGATCCAGGATTCCATCAGCAGTTGCCTCTGAGAGACGACCGTTGAGGGAGATGTTTTTCTCAATTTGCTCGTTGAGTTTTGTCTCCATATCATCTAATTTTTCTACCATGCTCTCAAGCACATCATACTTATCTTCAGGAATTGATACATAATGTTCTTCAAAAAGACCCTTCATTCCTTCAAGGAATGATTCGGTCATCTCAGTCTTGAGACCGGCTTCGACTGCGAGTGCGTTTTCTTCAAACCACTCGTCAGCAACATACTCAAGATAAGAATCAACACGTTCAGCGAGTGACTCTTTTGCTGCTTCGATTTCTTCAGCAAGCTTATCTTGGTATTGTGCTTCTAGTCCTTCTTTGACTTCAGCAACCTTTGCATTAATTGCTGCTTCAAAGATGGTCTTTGCTTTGTTTTTGAACTCTTCAGAGAGATCTTCGCCACCGAGGAGAGCGTTAACGTCCTCTTCGATGTCGTATTCTGCAGTTTTTTCTACGGATTCTTCCTCAGCGACAACATCTTCAGTGGAAACTTCTTCCTCTTCGATGGTCTCTTCGGCGGAGAGTTCTTCTTCTTCCTTCATACCTTTCATGGGGTCTGCAGCTTTTGCTCCTTTAGTTACTACATCCTTAACTTGCTTAAGGGTTCCGCCTGGAGTCTTCAGCTTAGCTGAATCATCATCGGGTTTGTAGTTTTCTGGGGTAGGACCACCAAGATCCTCCACACCTGCTAACTGAGTACCTGGATCTCCCATTTTAGGCATGGGATCGGCAGGTTTCGCCCCAGCATTAACAGCGGTGCGGGATTGCTGTGTCTTTACTTCCATTTCTTGTAATTTTTTGCCACGAGACATTTTAACTCTCCGTTTGTTTCCGTATTAAAACTATATTTATTTATAAAACTAAAGATTCGCAAGGAAATCATTAAATAAATTTAACTTTTTCTCGTCAAGTTGTTTCTGAGTTACAAAAGTGTTGATTTCTCTGTAAGTTTTTTCTGCATACTTCTCACGAAGAATGCCTCCATCCCATACCCAATCCTTACCTTCCATAATGCCTTCAACAAAAGCATCAGGTGCAGAAGGATCAGCAACAATATCAGCAGCAGTTGCTAACATAAAATCGTCACCGACTATGTTAACACCCTCACGGGTCTGCTTTAATGAACCAATACCGCGAGATGAAACACCGAGTTTTACGCCATCTTCTATTAAAGCAGATGCAATTTTACCCATGGGTGTATTTAAAATCTTTGCTTTTCCAACAAAGTTGGATCCACTCTCTTTCAGAGATACGATTTTATGGGAGACTCTATCGAGATTAACAGTAGGACCATCGGGGTGACCAAGTTCACCGAGTGCTCTGCCAGACTGAACATTCGACTCATTATAACGACCAACCTCACGGCGTAGAGTTTCCATAGGATACATACGACCATTACGGTTCTTGATGTTACCCTGAAGGAAAACTCCCTCAATATACATAGACTTCTTGCCGTTCTTTTGTTCGACAAGAAACTCTACTGATTCTATTTCTTCCCTGATAAGTTTCATTTGATTAACCTGTGAATCCTACTTTTGCAGCTCTTAAAGTTCCTGTACCATAACAAACATCGGTTGATTTTTTTTCAACATATTCAACAGTTCCATCTGGAACAGTTATAAAGTTAGTAGTGGCAGCACCAACAACGGTACATACTCCGATGGTTCCACTGCTCCCAGAAACATTAACAACTCTGATCACAGTTGCCTGTGTAAAAGAAGTTGCTGATCCCGCTACAGTTGGAACTGCAATCTCATTACCAAGTACTAATGCTCTGGTAGCCATTTTCTTATAAATTCCTAATATGAGTTATTTATAATTATCAGACACCATCTGTGGTTTCAATAGATTCATCATCAACTTCGGCCTCGATTTCACCTTCAATACCTTCTCCACCAAAAGAAGCATTAGCTACCATAGGGCGAAATGCATCAACTCTCTCAGCTGATTTTGCATAAAGAACATCTTTAAGTGCATCACTGATTTGAGATGGTGACTCATCCGCAATAATCATATCTAAAAGGTCATCCATTTAATTGTATAGTAAA